CAGGCTTGGCCCTTGGTGGCGTCAACTTAGTATTATTTGGAGGATTGTAGAATGTTAGAAATCACAAAGCAGGAAATACAGTTTAGCGATCTGGTAAACAATAGCGCAAAGTTCTGGGCGCTTGAAAATCTAGAGTATCTAAACAAAGCTATGCGGTTCTTTGGCAGTAGCTTAAAAGTAGAGAAAGGTGCAGACAAATACGACTCTTATGTAATGTATTTGCAACCAGCCGACAAAGTAGCAAAGCAGACTCTATGCGCGTTTGCAGAGAAAGCAGGCTGCAAAGAACCATGCTTAATTGATAGCGGACAGTTAGGTATGTCTGTCGGTCAAAATGCCGCCACAAAGCGAACCATATTGATGCTGTTGCGCCCTGATTACTTTAAAGCGCAGATATTGGTAGAGGTAGACAAAGCAGAGCGAAAGGCATTAAAAGGCGGCATGCCTGCTTTATTCCGCTTAAATGGTACTAGTGACTTAGATTTCAGTGATATCATTAAAGCGCGCCCTAGCTCTATGTTTTACGATTACACTAAGCTATTAGCTAGAGTACGCAAAAACACTATAGCCAATTATGACCTGACTTTTTCGGGTAGCATGTTTTCTATGCAATCGCGTAACGCCTTACAAAAAGCAGTAGTAGCTGGTCACAGAATAGCACTAGCATTTAATACAAAGCTAATTGCTAGTGATAGCTTGGTAATACCTGATAGCCTAGCAAACTTTGATAAAACAGACCTAAGACACTTAGACGGGCCAGTTGTTGGGGCGTTAACTCGCAAGGGTAGCAACAAAAAGCAGCGCGCCTATGACGACACACTAGAAGCAAGTTTCTTTGTTACTAGCGCCAATTTAAAGCAGTTTAACGATATTATAGCCATAGGAGGCTAAGCCATGTATATAATGAGTAATGACGACATAAAAGCATATTATGACAGTAGCAATATTACATTATCAGAGTTATCAGCCATAACTGGTAAGACTGTTACACAATTAAAAACAATTTTAATGGGGAAATAGCGCATGATTATTTTTAACTATAAGAGCAAAAAAGAATTAAAAGAAAGCATAGGCCAACACTTGGACTATATAGAAACAAGTATTTTCGGGGCGGAATACGTGCGCGACGGTTCTATGGTAGGTGCTAACAGGCCGCATATTACAGGCAAAGGCCGCGAGTTCTTTGCGGAAGTGACAATGGCAAACGGATTTATTAAGGCGGTGAAATAAAAAGCAAACGCATGGAGTACCTTATTGCCCTAGTGTAACAGCTAGGGTTTTTTAATGCCTAGCAGTTAACAATGGCGATTTAAGGCCGTTAACGCCTAAGCAGTACCCTAGCACCTAGAATGCTATAAACGCCGTTAGAACGCAATACAGAGCCTTTAAACCTGTTTCCCGTAATAGAGGGACTATAGAGAATATAACGAAATAAACATTTGACACAAGGCGCTTGCATTCGGTAAAGTTATGTTTCCAACCAATAGAGAGAGAAACCAATGAGAAAATTAATAGATCAGGAACAATTCAAGCGCCGTGTTGACGACGAAACAGTCGAAATTGCCTTCTATGCAATGCCACAAGCGTTGATAGACGACGACGACATACTAAACGAAGCTACAGGTGTCGATAGCGTCTCTGGAGACGGTAGCGCCTACTTAGAGACCGTTAGGAACTACATTTTACAAGAAGAAGATGAGAAACTAGGACGCTTTATAAGAGAGAACGCTGTCGATTACCTTTTGAGACTCGCAGAAACTAAAGCAGAAGATTCTGTCTTAGATCATTTATCGTTGGAAGGGTTCTCGCTTGAGGAACGCTAGCGAGTGCTTGTGAGCGTTTGCGATACTGTGAAGGTTTTTAGGGTATCAGAAAAACTAATAAAATTAAAGGCGAAATAGAAATGATTAGAAATCAAAAAATAGTAGAGAATAGAACTAAACACCCGCGCATGCTTGAGAATGTTAGGTATACATTGAGCCAAGTAGCTCTTATTACAGGCATAAACATTAGCACAATACACCGTCGAGTCGGCAGAAGAGACTTTTTAATCGAGGACGATTTGAAGATTAAAGAGAGCCCTATTATATGGCCTAGACTAGAGAGCAAACTCGACCACACAAGCCAAGAATGGCTAACGCGGAGAATAGTGTAATGTTTAAGCGGTATATGACGGAGGGAACACTGGACCCAGAAGTTCAGGCAGTGTTCAAAGCATCAGAAGATATTGCTAATGGCGTAATGAGCTTGCAAGATGCTGCAAAGTTCTATAGAGTGTCCAGTGAAGCAATTGTTCAATTCATAGCAGAGTCGTCAGAGTATGACTTTGTGTTCAACAGAGAGAGAGAATAAAATGGTTATTTTTGGTAGACATTTATCAATAGAGTATAGGCTGGGCGTAGGTATAGACCTAGAGTTCTCAGAGAGTAGGCCAGTGGTATGTTGGGACACTGAAACCGACGAACTAGAGCCTATGTTGTTTCAAGGAACGATCTTACACCTGCCCTTGTGTCTGGTTAGTTATGGTCGTGTTTATGTGGAGGTACACTAATGGGTTACCATGACGCGCATTTACCCTGCGACGATTGCGGTTCAAGCGATGCATTGCAGAAGAATGAGAACGGGAGCAGTTATTGCCATAGCTGCGGTGTTTATAGTAAACCTACTAATGGTGAATTTGTGATAGAAGTTCCTTACAACGCAGAAGCAGAAGCAGCACCTATGGAGCACGATAAAGAGCTGGCGTTACTCGACAAGCTGTTAACTAACGGACGTTATAACGCTATCCCTCCCAGAGGCTTGACCACCAAGACGGCGCAAACCTATGGCATTCTCGACACTCCAGAGAAGACCTATTTCTCTTACTACAGCGCAGAGAACCCTAACACGCCTATAGCAGCAAAGGTAAGACAGGCAGACAAGCGGTTCACGACAATGGGCGACTGGAAGGAAGCAGGGCTATTTGGTCAAAACCTGTTCAATGGTGGCGGCAAGTACATCACTATTTGTGAGGGCGAGTATGACGCAGCAGCAGCTTACCAAATGCAAGGTAGCAAGTACCCTTGTGTCAGCATCAGGAACGGAGCACAGAGCGCCCTGAAGGACTGTAAGGCGGCTTATGAGTACCTAGACAGCTTTAAGGCCATTATCGTATGCTTCGACAGCGACGAGGCAGGCTTAAAAGCCTCTAGAGAGGTTGCAGAGTTGTTTGGCGGTAAGTCGGCGGTAATGAAACACCCAGTGCAATACAAAGATGCTAATGACTACCTGATGGATGACAATGTTAAAGAGTTTACAGCGGCATTCTGGGCAGCAGAGAGGTTTGTACCTGATGGTATCATTAACGGTGCTACGCTCTGGGAAGAGGTTAACAAGCCTTTAGAGAAGGCAGCAGCCATGTACCCTTGGGAGTGTTTAAACAAGCTAACCTACGGCATAAGAGAGGCTGAACTGGTGACAATCACCGCTGGCTCTGGACTAGGCAAGTCTCAGTTTGTTAGAGAGGTAGTATGGGAGATACTCAAGAGCACAGATAAGAACATTGGCTTATTGTTCCTAGAAGAGAACGCAAGAAAGACGGCGTTGTCTATGATGTCACTAGCAGCCAACAAACCTTTACACCTACCAGACGTAGAGAGCACAGAAGAAGAACGCTACGAGGCTTTTGAGGCCACTATGGGGACGCAGAGAATGTTCCTGTTTGACCACTTCGGCAGCACCAGCGTCGATAACATTATTGCCCGTTGTCGTTACATGGCAAAGGCGTTAGATACAAAGTATATCTTCTTGGATCACGTCAGTATTGTAGTCAGTGCTCAGAGCAACGGAGACGAGAGAAAAGCCTTAGACGAGATATGCACCAAGCTCAGGATGTTAGTACAAGAGACTGGTATCACGTTGTTTATGGTTAGCCACCTCAAGAGACCTGACGGCAAAGGCCACGAAGAAGGCGCTGTAAGCTCATTGTCACAGCTCAGAGGTTCTGCAAGCATTGCACAGCTCTCAGACATGGTGATAGGACTAGAG